CAATACCGCACGCGCTCTGCTTCCGCAGGTATTGCCTCAACCGTATCAATTAAACTTACCTTGAACATATCGCCGTCCAACGCTGCTGGCGCCTGTTGGTATAGCGCGGCAAACTTGCGGCCAAGCGTTGCACGCGTTGCCTGTAATTGCGACTCAGGAAAACGGTCAGCCCATAACGGCTCGCCTATTTTGCGCGGCTTTATTTTTAGCAGGTCGTACACCTCTTCGTCTAATTCCATTTCCTGTTCACAGTACGCGGGCAACTTGATAACCTTCCACTCCTCTGCAAATTTATCACGCTCGCGCGCGCTTAGCAATTTACCTGCAAGGTCATCCTCATGCCACCGTGTCATCGTTAGACATATTCCAGCATCAGGACTCTTGCGCGTATAAAAGGTCGTGTTATACCATTCGTACAACCCGTCACGAACAACGCGGCTGCTGGCTTCCTTATCATCTTTAATTGGGTCGTCAATAATGCCGCGGTCGAATCCCATGCCTGTAATACCAACGCCTATACCAGCCGAACGGTAAACGCCGCGATGCCCTACCACTTCAAATATATCATTATTCCTAAGCCATGAACCCTGTGCATCCTGTCTCACGTTTTTACTATTAAGTTTAACATCAGGGAATATAATGCCGTAAGAGTCCTCGTCCATTATTCGCTGCACATCCCTGTTCATGCGGCTTGCAAGGTCTGCCGAATAACTTGCAGCAATGATATTTAGATTAGGGTTGTTGCCAAATATCCACGCTGGCAAACGCCGTGATAGCAGTTCCGACTTGCTATAACGCGGCGGCAAAAATATCATTAAGCGTTTTTCCTGTCCACGCGCAAACCGCTCTAAATAATAACAAAGAACTTTATGATGCCAATTAACTTGAAAGCCGTGATACGTTAGCCGTACAAACGAATAAAAGTCTTTACGTGCCTCTTCAGCCCGCGCTTCTATAAATGCTTGCTTAACTTCCTTGCGGTGCAGTAAATAAAGTTCGGCAAGACTATAACCCGTCCGATTCTCTATTTGCGATAGATTCAAAGAGTGCATTCAATCTTTCAAGTTCCTCAACGGGTACGCTGCTTAAATCAAGTTTAGTATTATTTGTTGCGTTAATGTTTTGGTCAGGCGAACCATAGGCGGAGTCAAGCAGGTTGCGATAACTTGAACTATCGCCCTTACGCGCTTTATTTATTTGTGCAAGCGTAATTATATCCTCTTGCGTTAATTCCTCTTTCTCGCCTGATATAGGGTTTACGTGCTTTTCAATTACCTCAAGCCACCTGCGTGCAATTGTGCTACGATTGCGTGTACCCTTCGGGCGTCCTGCGGGGTTGCCGCTCTGCCCTGGCTTGAACTGAGTCTTTTCCGATACGTGTTTAGGGAATGGCATACGTGTTCACAACCTGTTATTCTTTATCAATAAATGCTTTTAACGGATAAAACACTAAACTATTTCTATATCCACCCTCGTGAGTAGGAACTATTGGAGTTACCGCGTGCAGGTTACGCCACGCTGGATATACAAGTATTGAATTATCCTGCTGCCCTATTGTTGCTCCATAGTCTGGTATATGCAAATCACCGCCTTTTGAATTAAACTTCTTGCATATAATAACATTCACCGCTCCTATAATGTTTGCAGCATCCCGATGGAATGGCGCCGATATATTATAGTTGCTTATTGAACTTGTAAACAGGTTCCCAAACTTCCACTTATCAGGAACATGCTTAAATAGTTCTACCTGTTTTTCATATTGCTCTGGTAGCATTTCTTTAATCAACTGCTCGCTTTCTTTTGCCAGCAACACCATTGCTTTGATGAATGTTTGTGCAGTTTTTACAGAATGCACAGATGAAATTGAAGGATATGGTCGGCGTTGGTGTGGTTTTGGCGGACAACTACCAAGTATGCAACAATATTGCGAAACAGCAATGTATTTATAAACACCGTTTTCTTCATCATAGCCTATTGGCGTATTTCTGTTCATTCTATTTAATGGAACATTCTTGCTTTTTAATTCAGCATCGGCCAAGTCTGCCAGTTTACACATCCTTTCGGGCATTTTAGTCATATAAAAGCCGATTGGCTCATCATCCGCGTAAAACACCGAGTCCTCTATTATATTGGGCTCGTAATAAGGGCACTCGTCGCCTATTTTATGGCTGTGCTGCACTGGTATTAAATCAACTCTTTTCATTTAATTCAAGTATTGTTGTTAAGCACTCGGACGAACTATTGCAATTCCTGTGCGCTTGTATGTTTTTCACGCGGGTTGCAATACTTTTTAAGTGCCTTGATGTTTGGTTGCTTCCACGCTGCTGCCTTCCCGCCGCACCGTCTCCAATTATTCTAATAATACACGGGTCTGCCTTTTGAATAAACTTTGAGTTCGTGAACCTATCACCCTCAAATATACCAAGTTTACCGCTGTTTTTGATATAAGCGAGCATGGCGTCTAAATCTGTCATTACGCTCATGCTTAGTCTGTCGCTCCCTTCAAAAGTAGAGCCGTCGTACTTGCCAACAATTATGTATTTATCGGTTTCATGAAAATAAAACTTGCCGAGTTTATACGGTTTGTTTTTAACACCTGCAAGCAACGACCTCATAACCCAAGTTTTACCTACACCACACTCACCAACCACCAGCACCGTATCTCTAAGCCATGTCTTATTAGTTACGGCGTAACCCTCTTCCTCCATCATGATTACTTCGCCCGTTGTTCTATAATAGTTTTGCTTCTCTTTGCATAGCCCTTTATCAAGCAGATTATCTTCAAGCCGCAACTGCTTATTTAAGTACTTCTTTCTTGCCCGCCAAAAAATACTAAAGTCTATCTCTGGCCACATTGCTTCAGCGCTTCTAATTCGCGTATAAAACATATCGTTATACACGTTAGGGTATCTTCTATTTACACGATGCCAGCCTTTGTAGCAACATAGTGTAGTTTCCAGTGTAAAATAACTAACATCAGGGTGATTTATTACTTTACGTGCTTCATTTAATAACAACTCACCCTCTTGCTTTAACCATTGCAGCGTATTATTGTCATAACGTACAGGGTTATCGTTTGTCCAGTCAAGGTCGTCTCTACCAAGCACCTTGCAAAGCCCGTTCCTATGGCTTTTACTACCATCTATATCATCTAAAAATAAACTATCACAGTCTATATTCAACCCTGCAATACGCAAGTATTCTAAATAACTAAATGTTGATAGCCTTCCGAAATAAACAAAATTGTTTATTACATAGTCCCACGTTCTACGAAAATTAGAATATTTATCGTCAGTATTACACAATGCTCTAAATAGTTCAGCCTGCGTACCGCTGCCAACGTGCCTTCTATAATCATCTACGCACTCTTCAAACTTATTTTTAACATATCTCCTATCAGTATCCCAGCCGAAGCGGTGGTAATTACTCCTAAAAAAGTCGCTGAATCGTGATTTATCTATATCGTTTATATTCTGGAACCTTGAGTATATTAAATACGTTGTAACGACATTCTGCGTACACCCATTGATATAAGCAAACCATAATTTTTGCTCTTGTGACATTCCAAGCAATTCAAATATAAACGGGAAGGCATAATATACGGCTCCAGCGTGTGCCCTGTTGCGCAAATGATACTCATAAAAATCTAAGAACACTTCACGGCGGTGTTTTACATCACGATAATCTTTTTTCATTGCGCGAAATCGCTTCCTATCACCCAAAACATCGTTTTATCATTCCATAAATTTGGCATATTATTTTTAATATACCTTATACACTTTCCTTCATAACGCGGATGAAAGCGTATAGCGCCAGCCCTTTCTTGCATTGTGTCTTCATATTTGCAAAACCCAGTTCCATTTAAATCATAATGTAATATTTGGACCTTCTTTGTTTTGTCTCCTGAAAACGTAAAGTCAAAACAATCATCTGAATTAATGCCACGATACTTACAAATACCTTTTAATCTCTTTTCAACATACCCTATATTTTTACTGCCATGATTCCCTATACCCATAAATATTATATTTTTTATATTTGGATTAGGGAAAAGCAACAAGCCGTATAAAATAGAAGTTACCGAGTTACAACTTCCACACGGGATTACTAATGTTTCTATATGGCTTGGTATATTCTTCACCTGTTCGGCGCCAATACGATGAAACGCCTCTATATCCTGCCACGTATTACAATTCTCTTCTAAAGTAATGTTGGTTTCTAAATAAGCATGATTGGGAAGTACATTTAACATTTTCTTAGAAATTGCTCCAAGCGTTTTAGCGTAACCAACTTTACTATACACTAATTTACTGCCACAGTCTCGCGCTATTTTAAGATAAGGCGAATCCTCTATATTTTTTTTACTATGAACAATTACACAACCTATCCCATAGTATTTACATATTTCTGAAATAAATGCGTGCTGAGGAGACTGCGACACGCTACCGCTGACCACTCCTTTAATGTTTTTCTCACGTACCCACTTATCTACTAAATAAACGCATTGCCTCAATTTCGCACCGTTTATATTATTATTGCCATATGGGGCATATTTATCATCACGCTTGAACCACATTCCTTCATGATTTTCAACTGGAGTCAATTCATATAAAGTATTGGAAAGCATTACTCAAACACTCCTTTTTCTTTTTGCAGTAGTTTTATTAAAAGACGACCCATGTTAGTCTGCTTCTTCCTGAAATACTGCACCAGTTGTAAGGCTTCATCATAATCATCAGCATCAACATCAATTAAAATCCCTCGCTTAACACTTTTAACCATATCACCGAGTTTCTCGCTAACATCTTCAGTATCAAGTATTGAATAATCTATTTCCGCCGCTACCATTGGCAGCACCAGCCCCCAGTCGCTTAATGATTCAGCACCCCAGCCCTGCAATGCTTCCCAGTCCCACTCTCCGTATGGCAGGTTGTCCTTCACCACAAATTCCCGCTTCTGTTCCTCTGTGAGCGTTGAAGCCTGCACGGTCGGCACCTTCTTCATGCCCGCATCTATGCACGCCCGATAGCGCATATTGCCGCCGAGAATAACGCCTGCTTCGTCAATTACGATTGGTCGTAATTCAAGCATCTGCGGAAAATCCTGAATGGACTTAACGAGTTTTTGATACGCCTCGTCCTTAATCACCCGCGGGTTATCAGGATTTGGCTTGATTTTTTTTATATCCGTCAGGTCAAAATACTTGCTCATGCTGTTATGTTATTCGTGTGTAGCCCTTGCTATGCCATTCTTTATTTCCGCGTCCATGTATAACGTTGTCGCCTGTTGGAATGCAAGCAGTTTCTTTTGCTCCTCCACAAACGCCACCTCTAATTCCCCTATGCGCGTTTGGTATTTAATAGCCGACTCCAAGTCAACGGTTTTTTGTGACATGACACCGAGCAGGAAGCCGACACCGATGCCAATAAATAGGATAACGATAATCATGCAATGTTCTCCTGCTCTTTTATTCGTTCGTCGATAGCCGTCCACACCGCGGCTAACCTGTGGTCGCCTTCGTTGTATATCTTTAATAACTCAGCCACCTTATATCCGAGCGTGTATTGCAGGTGCGGAAGGTCTTTAAGCGTTGTGAATTTGCTTCCGCTTTGGAATCCTGCTCCCTCTGCTATACCGATGGCAATGTCCCAGCGTTCATCCACGCTGCTCCACACCGCTTGTCCTTTTTTATTGATAGGAACAAAGTCAACTGCCAGCCCGTAATTGTGATAGGAGTACCCCGCGCCTGCGTTGGTTACTATCTTCCCCGCAGTTAGCCGACCCTTTGCGTATAGGTCCGCCTGCTCCTTGAACGTGCGCAGTCCGTGGGTTATCTTTATATCGACGCCCACACCTGCACACCGCTCTATAAATAAAGAAGCAAGGCGCGCCACGTGTGGGTGCACCTTGCTTAGCTTCTTTGCGTTATCCGCCGCGTACGTTACTATCATTATCGTTTGGGGTCTTGTGCTACAATAAGACCGCCACCGCCGACAATTATTGTAATTGCCTGCTTAATCGTCGGGTCTATTTCGATACCAAAGAGCGGCAACACGTTAACGATAACCGTCAGCACGCCCGCCGCCGTTGTCTTCCAATTACTCGTCAGGTTCTTAATGATTGCGTCAAACATTACTGCACCTTAAAAAATGTATGAATAAGATTGCCCGCGATGAGCTTTGCCGTCTCCTCATCTACGTTGGCAAGTTCTTTCTTTGCCTCTGCCCAATTTTCTGCCAGCGTTTTAATTAGCCCGAACGCCTGCGGCACAAGGGTAATGTCCTTAATTGAAATCTTGCCATCTTCGTTGGCTTCCACAAACACGTCCGCAAGCTCATTCACGGCTTGCAGTACCTTTTTAATTGAATCGTTGTCCATAGTTGTATAAATATATTTGACATTGTGCGAGGACGTCCATGCACCCTCTATACTTGTTGCGTTCATTATCGCAATCCTTCAAGCCGCGAAACGCGGTTATTTAATTCGTGTATCTCTTCTCGCATCCTGTTAGCGTCCGCTCTGTGTTCGCTGTGCGCGCTTAACAGGTTGTCTATCTTTGCCTCCGTCTTACCTACCGTAACTTTCATCTGCACAACGTTGCTTGCTACCCATCCGATAAAAACGACAAGCACCGAAATGATTATTCCAAGTATTGAAAGCAGGTTGTCCATCATCCTTTAAGCGAGCGAATGCAATGCAGTTTGAGATAAGACCTGCCATCGGTATCCGTTGGGAAGGTCGTTGTTTTATTTGCGGCGTTTGTCACTACAAATTGCACGTCGTATATGCCAATCGTGTCAACGTCCGTTGTAATAAAGTTATACCGCACCTTGCCCTCGCTTGCATTGGTTACAGTACACGCCGCGCCATCAATCTTCTTTGTCGTTGTGCCTTGATAGGTCATGTATATTCTAACCGTGCAATCGGTAAGATTGACGACTCCGTTAGCATCGGTCAGCACGACGTCCAACGGCTTTGCCGTGTCGCCCTTGCTTATTTTATACACGTTGCTCATACCGTTGCCGACGTTGTGCCGTCATCAGTTAGTAATAAATCCGTTGCACCGTTATTGATTGGTACTGCAAATATAGCACCGTCCGAATTATAGACAAGTAAAACGCCGTTGTCTAAATAATCCGCCACCAATACGCCATCATTCACGAGCGCAATGCCTGTCGGATAGGCAAACGTGGTGAGCGCTTTGTACATCGCAAGGTCCTCACCCGTCAACGCATACCCACCGCTTGCCAGCATCAGGCGGATTGCCCTGCGCAGTTGTGCCGCTTGCCCTGCCTCCGTGAAATTCCCCGACAACGTGCCGAGCTTGCGCCCCGTTTTTAACCCCGCATTTGCCCCATACGCGTCGAAAGCACCCGAAGCCATACCCAAACTACGCCCCGCCCGCAGAATCGCGTCTGCGCCTGTTTCCGTGTACGTCCCCGATTGAGCGATAACGCGCAACGCCCTACGCAACAAAGCCGCGGAACCTGTCTCCGTGAATCCTGCCGACGTCAGCGCAAGCGTCCGCGTTGCTTTCACGTTCACCGCTTGTCCTTGCAGCGTGTAAGCACCCGCCGTTGCGCTCAATCGTTTTGCCAGCGCAAGCGATACCGCCGCTCCGCTTTCGTTAAAGGTTCCTGATTGCAAGGTGAGAATAAGATTGCGAATCTTGGTGAGCGTTACGTCTTGCCCTGCATACGTGAAAGCTCCGTTGCTTATGCTGAGCACGTAACCGCGTCGCAATGCCTGAGCTGCTCCCGCTACGTTATACGCTGCGCTCGACAACGACAAAGCGCGCGTGGCTTTCAACACAACGTCCGCGCCTGCTTCGGTAAATTGTCCGCTTGCAAGATTAAACATAAACCCACGACGTAATGCAGCATCTGCTCCCGTGAGCGTATAGCCAGCCGACGTAAGCGATAACGTCCGCGTTGCCCGCAAGTTTATCTGCTCGCCTGTTTCATTATACGCGCCGTTGCTTGCAAGTATCTTGCGCCCTGCTTGCATAAGGTTGTCAGCACCTGTTAACGCATAACCCGTAGTGTTTACGTTTAACCTGCGTCCCGCGTTAAGACCTATGCTTGCCCCGCTCTCGTTAAATGTCCCGCTTGCTGCTGCTATTGTCCGCCCTGCTTTGAGGACAACGTTTGCGCCGTCTTCGTTAAAGGTTCCCGAATTAACGGTAAGAACATAACTTGCTCCGCCCGTTGCAATGTTGTTTGCGGCGAACTGTTGGGCATAGATACCAAAGTCCAGCAACTCCAGGTCGATAGTCGACTTTGCCTGCGGAAGTAGCGGGCTTCCGTAGATGTTATAGTCGAGGAGCGGTAGGTTGGTAGGTAATGCCATCGCTTACGCCTGTGATACGGTTGCGTCTCCGAAGTACACCGTGCCAGTGCTTCCGTTGACGGAGTAGCTTTCAAGGTCAATCTGCACAACGCCCGCCGACGACGGCGTGCAGGTTACTGTCAGTTCCTGCCACGTGTTGATTGCCGCCGTGATGGTAGCCGTCACGTCAGCGTCCACACCTGGCGTCACGTACCCGCGCAAGCGCACGCGCCCTTCGACGTTTGTCGAGGTGCGGTAGAGCCATATCTTGAAAGTGACT